ATAAACATAGCTTTAGGTAGTTACGCTTTATTTAATAATACTACGGGAGATAGTAACGTAGCTTTGGGTTATGGGGCTTTATCAAGAAATACTACGGGAGATTTTAACACAGCAATAGGTTATGATGCTTTAGCAGGTAATATTACAGGAGATAGTAACGTAGCTTTGGGTTATCAGGCTGGAAGATATGAACTAGATTCTGGTGCTTTCTATGTAAATAATCAGGATAGGACTGATACCGCAGGAGATAAAGCTAAGTCATTACTCTATGGTACATTCCACGCGACTCCAGCTTCACAGACTCTAAAGTGTAATGGAACCTTTGATGTCCTTGCATCTAATACTCTTACCCTGTCTGCATACGGTGAGATGTTCCAGTATGGAAATGCTAATCCAATAGCAATCGCCACAAACGCCGAATACTACGCATTAACCCTGATGAATACTGGAACCTTAAAAGGATTTACTTTTATTGCAGGTGTAGGTGATGGACCGGGCGCGTCTATTACTTCTGTAGCTGACGCAACTGGTGGAGATATTACAGTATTCGCAACTGGTACATGGGTGACAGGACAGCCAGTTACATTACATGGTACGACAGACTATGACGGAAAGTATCTCATTAATACAGGTGGGACTGGATCATTCGTCATTACTGCAACCTACACACAGACACGAACAGGTATTGCACGAGGCGCGTGTGCATTAAAGGTATCCGCTGGTTCTGCCGGAGTGTATCGTGTTGCCTTTAATGCTTCTGCACACTCTGCCGGTAATAGCAAAACCTGGCACGTAGAAGTTAATAAGAATGTAGCAGATATAGATAACATTGCATCTAAAGCACAGTCATCTGCTAACTCTACTTATCGTAACTTGGGTGCATCCGGTATCGTAACTCTTGCAGATGGAGATGTAATTTGGATGACTCTGAAGAATGATACGGACGCAACTAATATCACGGTAGAATTCATGAACATGAATCTTACGAGGATTGGTTAAATGACCAAACCTTCTGTTTACGATGATGTAGTAATGATTATTATAGGTACACTTCTTACAGTTTCAATTGGACTAAGTGCCTATATTTTTAAGAACTTAGATACTAGAATTGCAGTAGTTGAAGCTGCGATTAATATCCGTGCCGAACGTATTGCAGTAATGGAACAGAAATCATTAGAAGATAAAGCGCAAGACACACGTATTGAATTTAAACTAGATGAATTATATAATTTACTTCTTAGACATTTAGGAGAAAGTAAATGACATTACCACAGCGCGATTCCTGGGTATGGTCAGTTCTGTTTGTTTCTGGTAGTTTCATTGTAGTTACGGCAGGACTCATTGATAATCCTGCTGATTATGGAATGTCACCTATCTTCTTTAAGTGGTTTAAGTTAGTTGCTGCTGCCGTGACTATCATTGGTGCAAAGTATGGTTGGTCATGGGCTACATTAAATAAGTAGAATTTATATGATAAGACGTGTAGTTCCGTTCTTTATTGTATTTTTGGTGGGATGTGCGTCTGTTCACATTAAGACTACTGCAATAGTAAGTCTTCAAACTGCGGTGGCTATTGGTCAGCTTCAGGAACTTGTAAAGGCTTCACATGACGCAGAGGACATTTCCGACGCAGGTTATATTGCATGGAAGAAATCTTTTCTTAAACTTTCTATTATTGGTAAGGCTTTAGATAAGGCATTACTAGGGGGTAATGAAAAGGACATCTTTACTCAGGTAAATGCGGGGTTAGGAATCTTAGACACTATGTTAAAAGAGAATATCCTTTCCCTGAGTCCTGAGAAAAGAACTCCTATTCTAATGGCTATATCAAGCGCGCGTCTTATCCTCATCGTAGCAGGTGCTTATAATGGAACTTAATCTTCAGACGACTTTAGACTTCGCTATTAAACTTCTGCCTCTTATTGTGAAGTTGGGTGGAGCAAGTGAAGCAAAGCAGTTAGCTGAGATTATTGCCCGAGCTGATGCTGAGTGGGATAAGATTGCAGAACGCGCAAAAGATCCTGGTTACTAATGACTGAAGATACTTGGCGTCCGTCGAAGAAACAGTCGTTATTCTTGGGACTTCCTTTCCCAATTAAGGAAGCTGCATATGCTGGAGGTGCTGGCAGCGGGAAAGCTCTAGCTTTAGATACTATTATTCCAACTCCAGAAGGTTATAAAACTATTCAAGATATTCATCCCGGAGATTTTGTTTATAATCATGAAGGCAAGTCTACAATAGTATGGTTTGAATCAGAGATTTTTATAGACTACAAATGCTATAAGATTACTTTTGATTCTGGTATATCAGTAATTGCTGATGCTGATCATCTTTGGATTGTTCATAAGAATCAACTTACTAGAAATAAACTTAGTACTTATCAGATTCTAAAAACGTCTGAACTATTTTCAAGCCCCGATAAATGGTCTATTATTGTTTCAGAACCACTTGAAAAAGAAGATTGGAAATATCCAATTGATCCCTATACTTTAGGTGTTTGGTTAGGAGATGGTTCAACAGAATTTGCTAGATTTACTGGAGTTGATGATGAGATTGTGAGTAGAGTTGGCCAAGTATATGAGTTATCTCGACATAATACTGGAGATAGGGCACCCGAATATGGTATCTTTAAGATTTTAGGTGAGCTAAGAGACTTAAATTTACTTGGTAACAAACATATTCCAGAACTCTATTATAACTTAGAATTCGAGGCAAGACTTGCTTTACTTCAGGGATTAATGGATACAGATGGTACTGTAAATCCTAACGGAAGTGGGATTGAACTTTCATTGTCAGATGAAAAACTTGCGCTTGATTCTCTCAAATTAATTCGTTCTTTAGGAATTAAGGCACATTGTAGTGTAAACAAATCAGTATTAAATGGTCAGAATTATAAAGATAGGTATAGAATTGGATTTGCAACTAAAGTTCCAGTCTTTAGTTTATCGCGTAAAAGTAAAAGACATGATATAGTAAGAAATAAGGATAATAACAATACTACTAGAAATAAGTGGCATTATATCAATACGATTGAAGAAGTAGAGACTGTGCCAACTAAGTGCCTACAAGTAGACGGTGGAGTTTACCTTGTTACTGAAGCATGTATTCCTACCCACAACACTGACCTTTTATTACTATACGGTATAATTCATAAGTTCCATGAACATCCAAGGTTTAAGCAGCTCTTCTTACGTAGAACTTATCCTGAGATCCGTGACGAAATCATCCCGAGAACACGCAGGTTTTATAAACCTTTTGGGGCTAAACTAAATCAGTCTACTATGACATGGACATTCCCTTCAGGCGCGCGTATTATCTTGGGACATTGTGAGGATGAACAGGACGTTCATCGTTATGACTCAACAGAAATCAATTTATTTACGCCTGATGAGATAACATCATTCACCGAATATCAGTACTTATACATAGGATTTACCAGAGTCCGTTCTTCTGACTCTACGTTACCAGCTATTATTCGTTGTTGTGGTATGCCTGGTAATATTGGTCATACTTGGTTCCGTAATAGGTTTGTAAAACCCTGCCCTGAGGGTGGAAAGGTTATCATTGGAAAGGGTGGTAATAAACGTATTTACATTTTTTCCACTCTTTTAGATAATCCTGGTATTGATCCTAACTATAGAAAGTCTCTTGAAGCCTTGCCAGAAGCAGAAAAACGAGCAAAACTTTACGGAGATTGGGATGCATTCCAGGGTTCGGTGTTTGATGAATTTCGTGATAGACACTATCCTGAAGAACCTGAGAATGCTTTACATGTCATTGAACCATTTAATATTCCAGAATGGTGGCCGCGAATCGTAATAGGTGACTGGGGATTTGCTGCGATGACTTGGATTGGATTTGCTGCAATCTCACCATCTAAACGGGTTTATATCTATAGAGAGTTGTACTGGACTAAGACTAGAATTACCGACTGGGCTGCTGAAGTTAGAGAATTTATAGATAAGGAAAGTCCTAAACTTATCCGTTTCTGTAAATCAGCAGGCCAAGATCGTGGTCAGGAACATACCATTCAACAGCAGATTAGTGAAGCGTTAGGGCGTGAAATAGAACT